GATTGTAAATTAACTATTATATCAGCAGGTGAACTAATAGAATCAGTTAAAGTACATTTAAGTACAAATCAAAGCGGGGATAATCCTGATCAGACTCAACAAGAATCTGAAAAAAATAAAACTCCTTTGCATAATATACTTACTGCAGTAAAAGAAAGTGATGTCAAGTTAAGAGATAGTATATTACCGGTTACTTCTACTATAGAAGAAAATAACTCAAGAATTGAACAAGGTTTTTTAGCTGGCAATAGAGAAATTTCCAAAGCAGTAACTTCAGCAGCTCCTAACACTATAGAAAGATTTAAAAAAGAAATATATAACTTTCGTCCTAAACTACCCGAAGATATAAACTTCCCAGTAATATCTTCACCGTTAAAAGCTGATACTAATGAAAATGGAGAAACTGTAGGAGCTAATAGTATAAATTATATAAAGATACAAGATTTACTTGCCCTCATTAACGTAACATACTTATTAGCAGAGAAAGGTAAAGAAGAATCAACTAAGTTATTTTCTTTTGATCTTGATCCGAAAAAAAGTTTATTTTATACTTTTCCTGACCATTTAGCTTTAGATCTTGACGTAGCTGTTTTACCTAAAGTATCTACTAAAGATGAAATATTAAGATATGGAATTTCAAATAGTATTCAAGTTAGAAAATCTATATCAGAAATCAGAGAAGATACATACGATTTTATGGCTCAAGAAAAAATCGAAATATCTGATAGAAGTATCTTAAATATTTTTTTAAGTGTAAATTATATTTTAAATACTCTTGATAGTGTTCTAGCTCAAGGTAAGAATAGCGCTACAGTACTTAATTTTGTTGAATCTTTATTATCTGGTCTAGGTAGAACTATGGGAGGTATCAACAGTTTTGGATTACATTATGAAGAAGATGAATTTAAATATTATTTAGTTGACCGTAAACTTACTCCTGCCAAGAAACATTTATCTAAAAGTAAAATAAATCTAACAGGTTTACGTGCTACTGTAACTAATATATCTATGACTAGTAAACTTTCTCCAAACATTGCCTCTATGATAGCAATATCAGCACAGGCTAGTGGTACTGATGTTGGAGAAGATACTGAAAATATGTTTAGATGGAACCAAGGATTAGTTGATAGAATAGTAGGAAAGAAAGGATTTGTACAAACAGATTTACAAGATAAAAAAAGACAGATACTTAACAGTATAGATCAGCTTCAAGTTGCAATAAAACCTTTTAGCAACACAGATGGATTAATAGATTCAGCAGCTTACATTAAAGGACAGTTTATAGATTTAGAAACTACTCATTACGATGTTATGCAGTATCTTTCTAAAAGGTATAATAATTCTCAAGTGGAAGCAGGAGCTCCCGGTATTATACCTTTCGATCTAGATATTACATTAGACGGAATAGGAGGAATAAAAATAGGACAAGCCTTCACCATAAACCCAGGAATTTTACCAAAAAAGTATGACGATGTAGTAGGTTTTATAATCACAGGAATATCTCATACTGTACAGAATAATAAATGGAATACTGACCTTAAAGCTCAAACAATAATTATAGGTAAAGCTCAAGGAGCAGCTGAAAAATATGAAGATGATTTGTTAACAGATGAAGAACTCGAAGCAGCACTTTCAGGAGCACAGATCGTAGGAGATCCAAGCATACCCTGTAAAATTCTAGATAACGAAGATATTAATAAAGTACCTGCCTATGATACTTACGGAACTGTAATAACCCCACAGCAGATTTTAGAAAGACTAAATACAACATTTGAAGTACAGCAAAGATTCTTAGGATTTTTTACAGAGCTCGCAGAAACATATCATGAATACGTTATTTACATCAATGCTACTTTTAGACCTTTAGAAAGATCTTTATCACTGAAACAAACGAATCCTAAAAACGCATACCCAGGTAAATCTGACCATAACTACGGTACAGCAATAGATATGCAAGTAGACCTACCAGGAGGAGGTATTACTCTAGGAAAAGAAGGTTCTAAATCTCTATGGCGTAGAACAGGTATACCAGATCTTGCAGCAAGGCACGGTATAGAATGGGGCGGTGATTTTAAAAATTACAACGATGATGTTCATTTTTATTTAGGGCCTAAAAGTATTAGTGCTGTTGTTAGACCTGACGAAACAGTTAGTTTAGAAAATGATCGTTATGCTAACACAGCTATAATCGACTGGAGTCCTCAAAAATCATTTGAGTATCTATTTACTGATGCAAAGTTTACCTCGTATGCTGATCGTTACAGACAAGGTCCTGCTATTAAAACTATTACTACTAATAGTTCACCAAGCATAAATAATGTGTACGAAGTAGAGGATATTAAAAAAATTGTAAGATTTGAATTAACTGTAAAAAATATAGATTTAAAAAAGTATATGTTAAGTAGAGATGCTCTTGTAAGAGTAGGTCCTTTTCAAGATAAAAGTAAATCATATTATATTAAATAATTAATTTAAGATGTGGCTACCTAAAATAAAAATAAAGAAACCTGATAAATCTCAAATAGGAGAGATTGTAGATGAAGCTGGTAACGTTCTTATAGGAAATTTTTTCGAAACATTTAAAGGACAGTTTTTTTCTGGAGATCGACCTTCCTCTAAAAGTAAATTGCTAAAAGACGTAGATAAAGCCGAAGCAGGCACGCCTAGCAACCAGCCAAATCCTGCTAAGCAAGAGTTTAACCCTCCTACTGAAAAAGAACTACAAAATGGTGAGTTTAAAAGATACTTTATAAGAGATAAAAGAAACGGTAATGTAGCAGAAACAACAAAAGCTAAATTTCAGAACTTTGTACCGCAACTATATCTTGAAATTATAGCTATAGATTGGATACTAACTCCTCCGGCTAAAGATGTATACTTTAACGGTATGAAGTTTGAAGGAGCAGAAACGAAAAATAAAAAAGCTGTAGAGGAGATTAGTAAAACCTTTAAAGGGTTAGATCAATACATACAAAATTATAGTGAATTTGTACCTGAATCTAATATCTCAGGTGATAAAACTACACCTCCGGCCGAATCTAATACTACTTTCGACCTTCCTTCACCTTCTTAGTTTGTAGTTTAAAATATTTTTACTATATTATACAAAAGGTTTTATAAGTGTTTTATATAGTAGAGCAAGAAGAAAAGCTAGATAACTTATCTAAATTAGTCAAGCTAGGATGTTATGTAGATGTTATATCTAATAACGATTACTACCATCCAAGACTATCTTTTACTGTAGCTGTTTATATCAGAATGCTAAATAGCAAACACGGATATATTATTCCTATAGATCATGATGAAGGACTTAACGTAGATAAAGATCGTGTCTACGGGCTTCTTTTAAAAGCAAGTAAACTGTATACATTAGATAAGAAGAACCTTCTGTATCACTTTAATTTACAGGGAGCTATAGATTTATCACTGGTATACTCTATGACTAAATACGATCGACTGGAGTATTCTAAAGATAATTCTACTATAAATCATTTCTATAATAAGTATAGAGATTTTAAAGACATAAATAAAATTATACCTATAGCAAAGCTATACGAATCTTGCGAAAAGTTATACGATTCTATACATGAAGTTATAGAGTATGAACTACCTTTTGGTTTTGACTTTTACAATCAGACAGCTACTAACGTATTTTATTTGATAGAGCAGACTGGTTTAGGTATCTACTACGATGCCTATAGAGAGCTTTTTAATCCTAGAGATATAAAATACAATACAGTAGATAATAAAGTATTAACATCTTACAATTTATACAATGCTACATCTAGACCCACTAATTCTTTTAATAGTGTTAATTACGCTGCTATTCCTAAAACGGCACAGCATCGCAAATCCTTCAAGCCGACGAACGACTTCTATGTGGAGTTTGATTTTGACGGCTATCATCTTCGTTTATTGGCTGAGCAAATTGATTTTGGGCTTTCGTCTGAGTCTGCCCATAAGCAGTTAGCCAAGCTTTACTTCGGTAAAGATGAAATAACCGACGAAGAGTATAACCAAGCCAAGCAGATTAACTTTCAAGCCATATACGGTAAGATACCTGATGAGCATAAAGATTTAGAGATCTTTCAGAAGATACAATCGTTCATAGACCACCTATGGGTTGAGTTTGGAGGCTTAGGTTTTGTTGAGAACCCACACTCACGTAAACGTTTCACCGAAGAGTTAAAAGATATGCATGCACAGAAACTTATGAATTATATGATGCAGTCGTTGGAAACTTCAAGAAATGTTCTTATATTAAAAGAAGTATTAAGATATTTGAAAGATAAGCAAACAAAAATAGCTCTATATACATACGATGCAATTTTGTTTGATTTTAGTAAAGAAGACGGAAAAGAAACTTTACAAGACATAGAGAAGATTATGTCGGAAGATAATAAATATCCAGTAAAGTTTAAGTTCTCAAAAGATTTAGTTTTATAACATAGTTTGATATTTATATATGGAAGAAGTACTAGAAATAAAAAGGTTTGATTACGATATCGAAACCTTTTCCTATAATCTGGATATGAGTAATAAACTATTTTGCACCTTTGCTACTGAAGATACTTTAGAGGAAGTTTTAGGTGAAATTAAATCCCGTTACAAAATCATCTATAATAAAATATTTGTTTTGTATTCTAAAAGTCAAGACGAATATATTTGTACCTATAATGTAGACTTTGGTAACGTTTCAAACTTCATAGAGAATACAATCTTGGTTCATAGAAAAAAAGAATCAAATACACTCTATACTATCAATGCTCTTAATACTTTAATTAAAGAACTGAATAATGGCGAGTTAGATACCAGCTTCAAAGTAAACTGGTCTGATTATCGCAATTGTGTACTACTCACAAAAGGAGCTGAACTCAAAAGAATCAATACAAAACTTTTTAAGATTCTAGAGTTGGAGAACTAAAATATAGTTCTTATATTAATAATAAGTTATAAATTTTTTAAATAAGTTATATGGACATTAATGCTATCCGCGCAAAACTTGATGCGTTAAATAACAATAATCAGCAGAGAGAAAAGACTGATTATTCTACCATCTTCTGGAAGCCAGAACTTGGTAAGCAGACAGTACGTTTGGTACCTTCTGCATTTGATCCTACCTTTCCATTTAAAGAACTTAAGTTTCATTATGGGATTGGTAAGTACCCGATGGTCGCTTTATCTAATTTTGGTAAGCAAGACCCTATCGAGGAGTTCGTTAAAGAACTAAAGAAGACATCCGATAAAGATAACTGGTCACTGGCCGGTAAGATCTCACCTAAGACTCGAATCTTTGCACCCGTAGTAGTACGAGGTGAAGAAGATAAGGGAGTTCGTCTATGGGGATTCGGAGTAACTATCTACAAAGCTTTACTAGCACTCATTGCCGATGAAGATATCGGAGACATTACAGACGTAATTAACGGATGGGATCTAGTAGTAGAGCAAGTACAGGGTAATCCTTATCCTGAGACTACTGTTCGTATTAAGCCTAGACAAACACCTCTATCAGATAATAACGATTCAGTTGATACTTGGTTGAAAACTCAACCTAATCCAACAGAGGTTCATACTCAATACGAATATGAGTTTATTAAGAAACAACTTCAAAACTATCTCAACCCAGGTTCTGTAGAAGAGGATACTCCAGCAGCAGGAGCTTCAGTTGAGACCAAGCCAGAAAGCTCAAGTCCTCAAAAGACTGACTTTACTTTAGAAACAGCTACTGCTGGCAATAAAGATACAGTTAGTAAGTTTGATGATCTATTTAATGAGTAATGGCAAAGAAAAAAGAAGTTCAAGAAAGAGCGACCGCTTCAGTTCGTAAGTCGTTCAATTTATCAAATTTTAAAAAGAAGAAAGGTTTTTCGAATGCTTCTGTAAAATTTAAGGAGCAGGGATGGATACCATTATCCAAAGCCTTTCAAGATATAACTTCCTTACCCGGTATTCCTACCGGACATATCACTCTTTTGCGTGGACATAGTGATACGGGCAAAACAACTGCCCTACTTGAAGCTGCGGTGAATGCTCAAAAAATGGGCATTCTCCCGGTCTTCATTATCACTGAGATGAAATGGTCTTGGGAACATGCTAAAGAGATGGGATTAGAGTTTGATGAAGTTAAAGATGCTGATGGAAATGTACAGGACTATGAAGGTCATTTCCTTTATGCCGATAGAGGGCAGTTGAATACTATTGAAGATGTAGCAGTTTATATTGCCGATCTTATGGATGAGCAGGCTAAAGGTAACTTACCTTTTGATATGTGCTTCTTCTGGGACAGCATTGGCTCAGTACCTTGTGACCTTTCAGTACGTTCTAATAAGAACAATAACGAATGGAATGCAGGTGCAATGTCTACCCAGTTCGGTAATAATCTGAATCAAAAGATCTTATTATCTAGAAAAGAGAACTCTCCTTATACTAATACTTTAGTAGCTATCA